CTGCTTCCGGCTTGGGAGCTGTAGGCTTCTCCTTCTTGGGAGACGGGGCGGGAGCCGGAGGAGCCTCGGGCTTTCTCACGGTAAGGTTCCGCTTCTCCTCGTCGGTGAGCTTTTTGCCGGACCTGGTCTTCGCCGCCGTGTACCAGGAGGGCAACGAGCCGATCGCGATCAGACCCTCGTTGGCGAGGGCCCGAACGCGCTTGTCGATGAGCTCGGCCGGGATACGCATCGACGCTCCCGGGTCCAGCGTCTTGTTGTAGATGTCGACCTGCGTCGGCTGGTTCTTACCACCAGAGGCGTCGGTGACGTTCGTGATCGTGACGATCATGGGTCACCTCCGTCTAGAAGAGCTTCTTCTTGCCGCTCTTCTTGTTCTCCGTTGGAGCCTCGGTGGTCGGCACGGGTGCCGGAACCGCGGGGGCAGCGATCTCTGCCAGGACCTCTTCTGGAGGAGTGGTCTCCGTCACCGAGACCTCCCCACCCATCGTGAGCGGGGTCTGGGTCTCGATGATAACGACCAGAGGCGGCGGGGTTCCCTCCGCCATCTCAGCCATGACCGACTTTCCGGTCTCGGGGTTCACCCTACCGAAGTTGGTCTCGAGAGGGCCAGGCTGGATCACCGACTCGACCTTGGGTGGCTCGACATCGACAAGCAGGAGAGGGGAGTCCGCCACCACGAGGATCTCTACGATACCCTTGGCAACCCACTCGTCGATGACCTGCTTGTTCCGGCGGTAGTCCGCATCAGAGATGACGCGGCTCTCACCCAGACGGATACGCTGGCCCCCAAACGAGGGCTCGAGCTCGAAGCGAGCGGCAGTCCTGTGCAGGTGCACCTTGGACCGATCGTTCGCGGTGTTCTTGATGCGGACAGACATGAGACCTCCTCCAGCCAGAGGGTAACAGACGAAAGGGGCGCCAGGGCTTTTGGTCCCGGGCGCCCCCCTTACAATGAGGCCTTTCTAGCCTCCGCGGGCGTCAGCAGTTGGTTAGAACTGCGAGACGTCCGGGTACTTCAGGCCGCTGTCGACGCGGTTGTTCATCGCGCCCAGCTCGTCCTCGTCCACCGGCAGCTTGTCGGCGTAGCCGGTGTCCGTCGCCGTCGGGGTCACCGAGCCGGAGTAGAGCTCCAGCTTGCGGACCGCCGCCACGTTCACGACCGCCAACGCGACGTCCATCCAGGACTGCCACGTGATCATGTTGGCGATCTTGTCGATGTAGAACTTCGTGTTGTTGAGGATGAAGTTCTTGCCGAAGAACTCCGGCGCGGCGAAGCAGTACACGTTGCCGATGCGCAGGATGTCCGTCTTGATCGTACGGATCAGCTTGCGGCCGAGCAGCGTGTTGTACTTGTAGCCGTCGACAGCGGTCTCCGACTGGAGCTTGTCGCCGTTGTCCGACAGGGTCCAGGCGAGGATGTCGTCGAAGTCCGGCTCGGTCATGATGAACCGCTCCGAACGCAGACGCTCACCGTCCATCAGCTTGAAGAGGTTCACCAGGTCGGGCCGCAGGATGGGGCGAACGACGAAGTCGTCCGACGCAGCCTGGAGGGCGCCGAGGCCCTTGATGATGCTCTTCTTGACCACCGAGTCGTAGGTCGACGTGTGGAGAGCGGTGGCACCGCTGTTGGCCTCGGTCTGGAGGGCCTGGCAAGCCGACTCCGTGTGGCGGAGGAACTCACGGTCCTTGATCTCCTGGAGATCCTTGACCGAGTTGTCCTCGATCACCTTGGTGACCGGCATGCGGTAGGCCAGGAGCTCCTGCTCCGTCTTCTCGTACTTCTCCGAAGAGATCGTGAAGAACGGAACCTCCATGCGCGGGGCGCGGATGAACCGAGCCGTGGGCTGACCGCGGAAGGTCAGCGACATCGCGCGGGACTGGGGCTCCAGCTCGACGATCGCCACGAGGGTATCGTGGTTGACCGAGACCTGGACCTGACGGTCGCCGGCGGTGATGCCCTCGGGCGGGACGATCTTGTCGACGAAGCACACCTCGCGGAGGCGGTCACGGATGTACGAGGTACCTCCGCTGGCGAGCTTCTGCTTGCCCTCCGAGGACTCCAGCTTCTGCATGAAGTTCTCGTTGAGGGCCCTTGCGTTGATCTGGGACATTTTCGGGTCTCCTTGGTTCCTAGGGTTCCGGGCTCAGAGACCCGATCAGGCGACGGACTTCCAGCCGGGGTTGACCCAGTACCGGAGCTTGGTGGTGCCCACGAGACGAGTCACGTAGGCGAAGACGAGGTAGATGCCGGTGGAGGCGGAGATCTTGTCGAGGCCGCGCTTGGTGAGGCCACCGACGGTGACATCCGCGACCACGAGAGCATCACCGACGGCGCAGCCGGTGACATCGCAGATCGACGTCTCGGCCTCGTACCCGCCGATGAACAGTACCGGCGCCTTGCCGATGGCCTGCGTGTCGTAGCGACCACGCTCGGCGAAGACCTGCCAGGCCGGAACAGCCTGGGTACCCGAGCCACGGGCGAGCTTGTAGCTCGAGTCGAGCTGAAGCCACTCACCATCGAGGATGGGGTTGGCGTTGTTGGGGTTGAGAAGGCCGGTGTCGGCCAGGTAGAAGTCCCTGCGCTGGATCGGCAGGACTTCGGAGATCAGGTTCATGTAGGGAGCGGTGGACATCGTGGTCTCCTGAGGGGAAGAAGCGGGGGTCAGTCACCCATGATGAGCGCAGCGAAGGCCGACTCGGCGTCCGCAGCGTTCGACGGGTGATCGGAGAGGGCCGCGAGCTTGACCTGCGGTGCGGACATGTTGATGGCCTGCTCGATCACGTCGAGCTTGCCTTCGTCCTCCGCCATCAGGCCGTCCACCTTGTCCTCGAAGGAGGTCTCTGGGTTCAGGTTCTTCGCCTGCATGTCGCTGGCGAGCTTCCTGGCCCGTGCCTGCTTCTCGTAGTGGGCGACCTTCTCGGTCAGGGCGTTGTTCTCCTCACGCAGCGCGCGAAGAGTTGGGCCGACCTGGGAGAGGACTTCGGCCACCTTGGTGTGAGCGATCTTGTTCATGGTGTCGATCTCCTCGTCTCGGTCAGTAGATCCCGCCAGCATTGGCGGTACCCATTCCCATCGTGGAGTCCTTCTCGACCGGGACGCCGCCTTCCGGCATGCCGCCCGGGGACTGGGCCTTGATGGCAGCAAGCGCTGCCTTCAGCTTGCAGATCTTGCACTCTCCGGCTCCGCCGCAAGTGCATCCGTCTGCCCCAGCTCCAGCATCAGCCATCGAGGACATTCCGCCCCCGGAACCCATCATACCGGGCGACGGTGAAGGGGAGGACATGCCTCCGCCCCCCATGCCCATCATGGGACTGGCCTGCTTCGTAGACTCCCTACCCTTGGCCACCGCGGCCAGCTTCGCCGTCATCCGGCAGAAGGGGCACCCTCCATCGATAGTCACACAAGTGCACCCTGCCGCGGCGACCTTCTCCAGGGTGTCACGTGCTCCCGCGATCTTCACTCCGGCCTTGCCGGTGTTCCGCAGGTTCTGCTCGAGCGTCGAGTCGGTGCTCGAAGTGAGCGCCGGCTCATCCAGAACTTCACTGAGCTGGGTCTTCTGAGGACCCTTGGCATCGCCCTTGGTGTAGTCGATCGCAGCCTGGTTGGACTGGATCAGACGACGACCCTGGTTGCCGTGGCCAGAGACCGGATCACCGGCCTGCGATGGCGACGACTGCGACGAGTCGGTGGTGGTGAGCTGGCCCATGCCAGCCAGTGGCGACGAGGTACCACCACCATCGATGCTGGCCTTCATGACGTCCTCACCAGCGAGCTTCTTCATGATCGCCATAGCGATCGGGCTCGCGTGCTTGACGCTGGGGCCAGCGACGATCGGTCCCTTGTCGGGATACGATCCAGACGGCTCGATGCTGCCACCGCCCGGGGCGTGGTGCATGTCGTTCTCCATCTGGGTCTTGGAACCGGGGAGACCGCCCGTCGAGAGCGGAGATCCGGCCGTCGACTTCGCGGCGTCGTGGGTCTTGGAGTGGTCCTTCTTGTGGGACTGCTCACCGCCCATCGCCTTCTGGACTTCCAGAGCGCCGGGACCCTTGCCAGGGCCCACCGGCGATCCTGCTTCCTCAGCCGCCTTCTCCAGGAGACCCAGGGCAGGGAAGTCGACCTTGTCGAGATTCTTCGAGATCCAGTCGACCGACGAGGCCAACTTCTCGATGAACTCATCATCCGTACGGGCAGAGGCCGTCTTCTCGCACTCGGCAGCTTCCTCAGCCGCCGACGGGATGTGGCCATGCTCCTTCTTCTCGTAGGACACGAGTTCCTTGACCTTCTTCTTGGTCGAGCTCTCGTCCGAGGCGGTCTTGTCGATCGAGCCGTTGATGGCTCGCGAGATCATCGCCTGGAGCGACTGCCTCTGCGCGTGCTTGTTCATGGAGATCTCCTGGGAATCATCCCCGCACAGCGGGCGGGCCCAACATGGGTTGATGCTGCTGGGCAGGGCTGCCCATAGAAGAAGGGTTGACCTGGGTGTACTTGGGGACGCCGTTGAGGGTGTTCTTCGGGATGAGGCTCTTGGAGGAGCTCACCGTAGAAGCCGTCCCGGCATTGGATCCGGTTCCGGCACCTGCATTCGGCACGAGGTTGGCGATCTTCGCCATCTCATCCGAGAAGCTATCGAGGAAGGGCAAGAGCATGGCGATCTTGGCCTTCACCGAGGGCTTCTTGGGATGTTGAGGAGCAGGACCCATCTTCGCGAGTTCCTCGCGGATGATGTGCCTCGTCCTCTCGTCCAGTTCTTCATTGATGACCGGGGTGACCGCAGATACGGCCCTAAAGAAGCTCGCACGCTTCTCTAGGTGATGGGCCTTATCGTGGGTCATGGTGGTCATTGGTGAGAAGAACTTCTTGAAGCCGTCGAGCTGTTACTGCCCGGCCTGGCCAACGGTCTGGTCGTACGCCTGGGCAACAGCGCTCGGGTCGTAGCCAGCCTCACCGAGGAGCTGGAGGGCCCGCTGGTCGATCGCAGTGTCGAACTGCGGATCCTGGCCCTGCACTCCGACGTCCTGCTGAACCTGACCAGCGTCCTGGATCTGCTCGCCGGTCTGCGGGTCGATGCCCAGGGTCTGGAGGATCTCGACGGCTCGATCGGTGGCGAGCTTCTCGAACGCCGAGGCGGTCTTCTCCTTCTTCGACATACGGCCTGCGGCGACACCTGCGGCGATACCTCCGGCCCCCGCACCGTAGGCACCCTTGTTGCGGCCGATGTGGTCTCCGACCTCACGAGCACGGGTCCGAGCCTGGTGCCCGATGTTCTCTGCGTGACCCTTCGCCTTCCAGGAGGCACTCTGCGCCATGCTCTTGGCCCTGGATCCGACAGCCTTGGCGGCATCGCCGAAACGACCCGCAGTCTTCTCGGCCTCGCGAGCCGAGGCGATCTTGTCGAGCTCCTCGACGTAGGCGTGCGCCATCACGCGACCGAGCGCATCGGCCTCCTCGAACTTGGCCTGGGCCTCCTTCGCCATCTCGGGCGAGAGACCGCCGGCGCCACCGCCAGGAGTTCCCATGCCGGGGTGTCCCTGCTGAGGCTGAGCCTGCTGCTGGAGACCCTGCGCGGGGCGCTGCTGCGTGGGCTGACCGAACTGGGCCAGCGGGTTGGCCTGGGGAGCGCCCATCTGGGGCTGCATGCCCGGCATCTGACCGGGGAGCTGCTGGCCCGGAGCACCGGGCTGTCCACCCTGGGCATCGAGCTCCTGCATCAGCTCCATGGCGAGAGCCTGAAGCTCCTCTTCCGAGAGCTGGTTGATGTCGAGGCCGGCCTGCTCGGCGAGCTTGACGAGGAGGTGTGCCTGGGCAGTCTTCTCGAGATCGTCGGCAACGTCGTCGCCGAAGTAGTTGGTGAGCCAGTCGTTCTGCGTGGTCATGGTGTTCTCCGTGGGTTCATGGTCGACAACGGTCGGTCTTCCTCGGGGCGAGCTTCGTCCCTAGACCGGAACCGCGATCGCGCCCTTGTGGGCGTAGGACATGTCGATGTCCCTATTCTGGTACGCCCCCACCAGGTACGCGAGCGAGTCGGGGGAGAGCACGCTCGTTGCGACCTTGTCGATCCCGCCGGCGAAGACCTGGGCCGTTCTGTCGTCGAACAAGTCGGCGACGAGCTGGGGATCGGTGGTCATGAAAGTGGAGATCTGTGCGGTCTTCTTCAGAATCCACTGGCGATACCCGTTGTAGGCACGCGCCAGCTTCTGCATCAAGGGGCCGTCTGCTGTTTTTCCGTAGGGGGTCTCGTCGACCTTCTTGTCCGAAACAGCCATCGAACGGCGAGCGAGAGCAGGGCCAGCCGCACTGCGGTCTTGAACAAGGCCGAGAGCAGATAGGAGCTCCAGGAGACGCGGCTCGACGTCTTCCCCGAGCGGGAAGTTCTCATCGACATCGTTGCTCCTTTGGAAGGTCATGCCTTGGCGGTCCATCTGATCTGCGAGCGGCCTGCGTCCGAGATGCACAAGAACGATCCGCTGAAACTCTCTCGGCTTGAGAACCATCCCTGCCATGGCTGGAGTCGAGAGGCCTCTTCCATCGGGAAGTCCGCCCATCAGATCCAGAACGTCGGTAGGAATGTCTCTCTCGCTCCTCTCCAGTCTTGGCAGCGTCTCCTTGGTATAAGGACCCGCTGGTATTGCCTTTGTAAGCTCGCTCAGTTTTGCGTGGGAAGCAGCTTTTTCACTTGGGGGAAAAACAAGTGCCGCGAACTTCTCGGCGGACAGGTCACACAGACCCTCGCCTTCGCAGGTACAGGAGCAGGCAGAGGCCTTCTTTTCCGTGTCGCCGTTCTCTCCAAACAGCGCCGTCAGGGCCGATACAGGAACCTGGCGCATGCCGCCGAAGTGCTCCTTGGCACCACCCATGTGGTAGGCATAACTCGACTTTGCGTCCTCTGAGGAAGCGTAGCCGATCATCACCTTGTGCTCATCGAAGGAGCCATCCTTCTTGAGCTGCTTGATGACGAACGCCTTGGGGGAGTTCCGGTCCGGGCCCACATAGACGTCGAGCTCCTCCCCATCCGAGTCGAGCGTGTCTGGGATGTAGCCGTAATCGGCCTTCATGAACCGCTCGTACTTGACCACGCCCTTCTTCTTGTACAGGCGGGTCTCGCCCTTCTTCCACTCGATCCAGATCGGGACGCCCTGGACCTCGATCTTCTTCTTGATGGGATCGTTGGCCTTCTTGACCAACGCACCAGCCAAGCTACCCGCGACGAAGTCCTTGACCAGGTCCTTCTTGTGCGTGTCCTTATCGGCCTTCACAGAGGCGTTGCCTACCGTACCTGCCCCAGCTCCGATAGCCCCTCCGATAGCGGCGTTACGGATACGGGGATGGACGGCCGCGACCTTCTCCAGGGCGATGTCTCCACGAAGGTCGTCTAGGCCCATGAAGGGAGAGAAGGCCGTTCCGATCTCGGAAGACGGGCGCGGCACCGAGCAGAAGTCCCCCAGGCAGACCTGCTTCCCCACCTGCGCCAGCTTCGCCATCACCTTGGCCGTCTTGTCGGCACCGATGAAGACGATCGAGATATCGAAGAACCTCGGGAAGTCATTCCGCACGGCGACCTTGCGGCCGTCCGGGAGGATCTTGTTCATCATCGTCGACGCGCAGACGCAGTAGTCTTGCGGCGTCTTCGACTGCTTGCCGCAGATCATGCAGACGTCGTAGGGGACCTTGCAGCCCATCGACACGTCGGGGAACTCCCCGCGCTCGATGCGCTCGATGACGTCCATCGCGTCGAACTGCATGCACAGAGCTCGGTCCAGATACAGGACCAGCTCGACCCGGTGCATCTGCGGATTCCATACAGCAAGCTCCACACGACCAAAAGCCCGCGAGGGGTCCTTGTTCATGTGGTGCTTGTAGGGATACGCGTTCATGAAGGTCGGGAAGCCGTAGTCCCACGACTTACCGACACGACGCATCTCCTCGAACGGGAGCTGCTCCCAGTTCGAGGGAGCGTGGATCAGCGCCTTCTCTGGGAAGAAGTCACCGTTCACATTCGAGCCCCAGTACTCGCCGGCTCCCAGTGCGTTGACCAGGATGTAGATGCCGGAGGGCGTGGGGATGATGTTGCGTACGAAGTCCTGCACCCTGGGGTGGAGCTTCGAGCGCATCTCGAGCGCGGAGGCGGTCTTCTCGAGACTGCCGTCCTTGTTGAAAAGGATGGGCTGGCAGAGCACGTTGCCCTGCGAATCCACCCCCTTGAACTGGACCTGCTTGATGATCACGGCTGACTACGGGTTGATGCCAAGGGCCTGGAGCCGCTTCATGCGCTCCTCGTACATCTTGGTTTCCATCTCGAGCTTCTTCTTCTGGGCGGTGAACATCTCACCCTGAGCACTGTACATGTCGTGCTGAGGGGCGTTCCTTCCAGCCTGGAAATCGGCATCCGTATCCTGCTCGAGCTTCTTCCTCTTGAGGGCATTCTCCTGGGGGGAGAAGTTGGGGACGTTGGGCAGCTTGTCGACGTCCTGGAGCGACTTGTGCGCATCCACCAGGGTCTTCATCTGCCCAGGGTCCCACTGCATGTGCTCGTACTGCGACTGGCTGCGCACGTAGGCACCCGCCACCGTAGGATCTCCCGAGAACTCGGGGTTGAGGCGGTGAAGCGTCGAGAATGCTCGCTGGACCCGATCGGCAGGGGCCTCCCGAAGATCTGGGTTCATCTCGAGCATCGCCTGGTAGTTGCGGCTCTTGGTGAGACCGCGCTTGGCAGCTCCGTAGGCATCGCCGGCCAAGGCCATCGCGATACCGCCAAGGGCAGCGGTTCCTGCCGCAGCACCGACACCACCTAGGAACTTGGCGGCACCCATGCCGAACTGACCTGCCCTAGCACCGAAGGCACCCAGCGCTCCCTGGGCCTTCTTCATGATGCCATCGAGCTCTTCCTTCACCTCGTCGGCGAAGGGGCCGTTCTTGATCTCCGAGGCTGCCTTGACGAAGAAGGCGTACTTCTCCGGAGCAACCTCGGCAACCTTCTCCATCAGCTTGTTGGGGTTCATCAGTGGCTCCCTGGTGCGTAGCCGCCGGGCTCAAACCCGGCCTTGTACTCTTTGGCCTTCTGCATGCCCTTGCCGAGGATGTGCGCTCCTCCGACAAGCGTCGCTCCGGCAGCAACCGGGAGCATGATACCAGCCTGCTTCTGGGTCAGCGCTCGTAGAAGCTGTCTTGCCAGAGCGACCTTGTCCATCACGGCCTCGCGAAGCGCTGGCGAAGTGCGGGAAGCACCTTGCCGTTGTGACGGATGGCGTCGCGAACACCCGAGGTGAGTGGTCCAGCGACCTTCCTCATCTCGGCGTTGACTTCTTCCAGATCTCGGCTGGTCTGGTTGATAGCCTCGTCGAGGACGACCATCTCCCTGGCGATCTTTAGGATCTCGTTGAACGAGGTGACCAGTGGGTGGCTGGGGTTGACGGCCACGCCTGCGCGCTTCTCGAGGGAGGTCTCAAGCTGACGAGGCTGGTAGCCCTCTTCCTTCAGCCTCTCGACCATGCCCGGAAGCACGGAGGCCACGAGGTCGTCCGATGCCAGCTTCGTGAGGGCTCCGACGACGCCCCCAAGGCCGGCACCGTCTGGGTTGGCGACTTCCTGCTTGATGGCGTGGTAGAGATCTTCCTTGGCCCCGCTGAGAGCACCAGAGGCCAGCTCGTAGCTCTCGGCCAGCTTGCTCAGGGTTCCCTTGATCTGAAGACTGGCGTCATACAGATCATCGAAGCTGGTGTCACGGGCGGAGGCCGTCTTGACCGAACCGCCGGCGCCGCTGTCGACACCCTGTGGCCAGATCTGATGATCCAGCGACTCGGCATCCTGCATTCCCGACTGCTTGGGAGGGGTGCGGTAGTCGTCGTTCATCGTTCGTCCGGCATGGGCAGGGGATCCTCCGTCCTTGAGATCTCGCAGGATGACTCCGGGGTCGGCAACCTCGAAGTGGACATTCTTGTCCGCCCCGCCCTGGAACATCTCTTGGAAGGTGACGTTGTTGGCGAACTCTACCACCCGCTTGATGTGCTCGTTTCCGAGTTCTGGGTGTTGCGCAGAGAGCTGGGCGATGGCCTGGTTGAGGGGAACACCGTTCTGCTGAAACATCTGAGAGGCCTTCCTTCCCAGCATCTCCAGCATTTCGGGGTGTACCCGACTACCTGTCGGCTGGGACAGGACTTCCTGAGAAAACGGGTCCATTAGAAACAGGCCTCCGTCGTTGTGGCAACATCGTAAGAGTAGCGAGAAAACAATGGGAAGCCTCAAGTATATAACCAAACGAGAAGCCGCCGCTTTGTTGGAGGTACACAGCCGAACCATCTCCCGGTACATGGACCGTGGACTGGTGCGGTTCGAGTATCGGGAAAAGGTAGCCTACCTCGTCGAAGAGGACGTCCTTCGCCTTGACAGGGGTAGGAAGGACCCTGTGGGAGTTCCCCTCAACCGGGACACCTTCGAGGCGATGCGAGTCGAGCTCGACGCGCTGAGAGCCCAGATGGCCGTGGTGCTGAAGATCCTCAACCTACAGCGGATGGAGCTGAACTTCCAGGTGCCTTCTGAGTACAAGAATCTGTACGACGGTGCCAACCAGCTAACCGCAGAAGGCTGGCCACCGCACTCCGAGGAGCAGTGGTCAGACGTGTTCCTCCGCCTCTCCATCGAGGATCTGGAGAAGATCGCCGGGCTGGTTGATGACCCGCATCCCTGGCGGCCCTTCCTTCGACTCGCCACCTCGATGCATCTACGTCCTTGGGACAAGAAGCTACGAGAAACCTTCGCCGAGGGAAAGAAGCGAATCGAGCAAGTCGCCGGGATGTGGTGCGTCCTTCACGGAGAGAGCTCGAAGAACTTCGACCTCCTGGCCAAACACCATGCCGCGCCTTTCAAACCAACGCTGCGGAGGATGAAGAAGGCCCAGGGGTCCTAGCTGCAAAGAGGGCTGGTTCTCGGGGATAAGACTAGTGAACCCAAGGAGTATTTTCGCTCCTTCCCTTTGCAAAGGATCAGACGATGGCACACCCCGAAGTCACCCAACCGACCGCGCAGTTCCGAGACGAGGTTCCGCGTGGCCCCGTCCCCGCTCCCCTCCCCCCCACGCAGCAGATGGTCTCCGTCGTGACCGAGCCCGAGTTGGCCGCCCTGCACCAGGCGGCGAACACCGTGCGCGAGGCGGCCCGCCACATCGAGGTCGCGACCCGCGGCTTGCAGCAGGTCGCCAACTCCTCGACGATCAAGCTGACCCGCCGCGACAAGGTCGTGGTCGGCATGACCGCGCTCGGCCTCGTCGGCGTCGGCGTCGGCGCCACCCTCGTGGTGCAGCGCGTCAGCCGCAACCGGGCCAGCCGGCGGGCGATGACGGTCACCGCGAAGTAGCTGCGAAGGAAGGCTCGCGCGGGCCTTCTCTTAGCTATGAGCGTCGGCCGGTCTGCGTCATCGGAGAGATAACGTCGGGACGGGGGTGCCGAAGCATCGAGGCTAGGAAGGTGAGCAGGATCGAGTGGAAGGTATCGTCGGTGGCGTTGGGGGACTTCTTGTAGATGTTCTGGCGGAGCTGCTCGGAGTACTCGGAGAAGATGTTCAGCATGTCCGCACCGAAGGGTGTCTGGAACTGCTCCCAGTTGGGAAACCGGAAGACGTCCCGACGCTTGATGGCGTTGAAGACGTCGGACATCACCTCGGTACGGTGGACCATGAACCGGTGAAGGTCTTTCTGCCAGTGGACCTTCTGCGCCGGCTGCGAGTACTGGAACTTGACGATCCGCTGCCACCCGAACCGGCGCGTGAGCTCGTCGTTGGGCCAGAAGCCACCACCATAGTCGCACCCGACGAGCTGGACCTTCCACTCAGAGATCAGCCGGGTGATCTCATCGATCTGGACCTGCGGCTCAGACTCACGCCCCTCGAAGCGCCGGACGTAGAAGATGTGGAACTTGCCGTCGCCCAGGTAGGACCCAAGGGTGATGACCGTGTACGTGTTCTCGCCAGTACCCCAGTCGATGCCGGCATAGACCGGGTAGGCATCCCCGACGATTTGCTTGATCTTGCCCTGGTAGTCGGGGGTCAGGAGGATCCGGTTGTCGCAGTTGTCCATCACGTCTTGGCGCGTGAGGGGTCGAGTACCGGAGTCGTAGGAGAGCCCTAGGACCTCGTTGTAGAACTTGCCTCGAGAGTAGGTCTTCTGCTTCTGGAGGATGTCGTCGTGCGAGATCCACGGCACCATGAGCTGCGGGATCCGGAATCCCTCGAACGGCTTGGCGATGTGGGCATCCTTCAAGATGCCTGGGTTCATCGACACCCAGTCCGCCATGTCATCCATCGGGCTGATGGGCTTGTGGCAACGATCGCACACCAGCCCCTTCATGCCGATATGTTCCTCCGAGAGGATGTTCCAGTACTGCTTTGTCAGCCCCGCAGGCGTCTGGATGCTGTGGCGATGACAAGGAACGACCCACTCGTTCTGCGTCGAGAACCTCGTCCAGTAGTGTTCGATGGTGTTGTCCAAGGACTTGGGCGTCCCCGAGTACATGAAGATCTTCAGGTGCGAGTGAGAAGCGCACTCCTCGATGACGGGGATGTTGTCCGTCAGCAGGTCCTGAAGCTCATCGAGACAGATGACGTCAGCAGGGATGCCTCGGACACGGTCGGCGTTGATGTACGCATAACGCAGCGTGATCTGGCTGCGGTTGATGAACTTCTTCAAGAAGACGTTGTCGGATAGCTTGGTGGTGGTCCAGGCCTTCAGGTACTGGGATGTCTCGATCGGTTCCTTCAGACGGTCCTGCGAGAAGACCTTGGTCTGTTGGTTCGTCGGGGAGACGTAGAGACTGTTGAGGGCGGTGTTGATACAGGAGTAGGCAAGGAGCTTGTTTCCGAGGAGCGTCGACTTCTCGACCTGCCGACCGCACTTCAGCAGGGTTCGTTTGCTGCCCGTATCATAGATCCTGCGAAGGTACCGGCGCTCCTTGAAGGAGAAGGGTCGGTAGGTCTGGAGCTCCTTGTCGGGGAGCATGATCGCGAATTCGGTGAAGGCCGTCGGGGTGACCGCGATCAGGTCCCCCTGCCGCTGAAAGAAGACCTCGGCATCGAAGGTCTCTTCGGGGTCGTTCTCGACATCCCATTCTTCTGGGAGGTCGATGCCCTTGAAGGCGCCGTCCTCGAAAGACACGAAAGGCTGATCTTGCCTCCGCTCCCAATCGGCCCGGTCAGCGATGATCTGGAATGCCATCTTTACGGCAGCGTATCAGAGATCTAGGCTGTCGAGGTGCATCCCAAGCTAGCCTGGGTAGAACTCTTGAGGGGGATGCTCTCCGAGGTCATGGGGTCCTCGATCGTCGTGACGCTCCGAGAAAACGTCGACCCCCTCAAGAAGTACGTGGTCTTCGACCTCGGCATCCCCCTGACCAAGGGGAACTATGCCCCCATGCAGACCATGGTGCATGCCTACGCCAGGGTAAACGATTGCGTCATCGCGGCCATCCGAAAGGAGTCGCCCAGGCGCTTCGTACTCGAGATCCTGCTCAAGAACCGCATCAGCCAAGAGATGAGAAACGACCCCTTCCTCAGCGATAAGACCGAGCCACCCAAGGAGGGTTAGATGTCGTTCTTGGTCTGCGGACTCGACGAGGTAGGCCGAGGAGCCTTGGCAGGGCCGCTGATGGCGGTCGCCTCCTTGTTTAGCACCGAGCCAAACCCCAGACACTGGGAGAGGCAGTTCACTCCCATCCAGGGCGTCGCGGACTCGAAGAAGTTCAACACGCCCGCTAAGAGACGAGAGGTCTTTCACCGGATCCTCCGTCACCCAACGCTCATCGACTTCGGTATCGGGGAGGTATCCGCCTACGAGATCGACAAGGTGGGCATCGACAGAGCCAACAGCCTCGCCTTCGAGAGGGCGGTGCAAGAGCTCCACACCATGCCGTACTACATCCTAGTAGATGGGGTAAATCCCGTTTTCGGATGGGACATGACACGGCAGCGTGCTGTTCCCAAAGCAGATGACCTCTACTGGCCTGTGGGGGCCGCCAGCATCTTGGCGAAGGTCATCCGAGATTCGTACATGGCGGAGCTGGGCCAGGATTACCCCCACTACCAGTGGGCTAAAAATGCTGGCTACGGAACCAAGGAGCACACGGACGCGCTCCGAACCATCGGAGGTTGCCCACACCACCGACGAGCCTTCGTAAAGTCCCTCGGGAGGTCTACGTGATCAGCGAATTCCAGACACTCGTGGCCAAGTTCAACAAGGGCGTAGGCCAACGGCTTCACGAGAACGGCCTCGATGAGGAGAGGATGATCAACCTTCGGGTCTCCCTCATCGACGAGGAGTCCAAAGAAACCGTGGCCGCTATGCGCGAGCACAGCGCCGTGATGACCATCGATGGGCTGTGCGACGTCTTGTACGTCACGTACGGAGCTGCCGATGTCTACGGCCTAGTACTCGAGACGGCCCACGAGGAGAACCTAACGCCGACCGGAAAGATCGACTGGCCAGAGATACTGAACTGCGTCGATAGCTTCCTCGATTCGGCAAACCAAGCAATGCACGCCATCCGACAGCAGAAACCTGAGGAGATGAAGATCCGTCTCCAGGAGCTTGCTCAGGGGTGCTGGGAGTGCGCTGCCGAGGGAATCGGCGTCGACCTGCGGCCCTTCTTCCGAGAAGTCCACCGCACGAACATGTGGAAGCTCAAGGGCCCCAAACGCGAAGATGGGAAGCAGCTCAAGCCACCGGACTGGCATCCTCCACGTCTCGAGGGCATGTACAACCGAGCCTTGGCCGGGAACCCTCCGTCGTGTCACCACGCCGACGCCGGATTGGCAGTGATGGCGTACCCACACCCCTTGGGGGGTCACTTCTGCCCGCAGTGCGGAGGACTCCTCGTCGACTGGCTGGAGATCACGTGAACCACTTCGACAGGCTTCTCACCTTTTTTCTGCTGGTCTGGGCATTCGGTTGCACAGACGAAAAAGCAGCCCGCCGAGCTCTCGAAGCGCACGGCTTCACCGACATCGAGTTCCATGGCTATGCCTTGGAACGCTGTGCTGATAGCGACGACACCTGTACGGAATTCTCTGCGACAGGGCCCAGCGGACGTAGGGTTCGCGGGGCAGTTGGTTGCGGAGTTGGGTGCAGCAAAGGCTGCACAGTAAGGACTTTCTGATGCCGACCCGAGTTATCCGACACAACTACCGCCGCAAGCGGGCCATCTTCGACCTCGACTCCATCATCGCGAACCTGCTGGGGCCTTGGCTCGCTTGGTACAACGCCAAGTACAACGACAACCTGACCATCGACAAGTTGACGTCCTACCACATCGAGACCTTCGTCAAGCCGGAGTGCAAGTGGAGCGTCTTCGACTTCTTCCGAGGTCCCGAAGGTTCGGCACGGTACGGCAACATCCCCATCATCGACGGTGCTGCCGAGGGCCTGCTGAAGCTGCACAAGAACGACGTCGACGTGGTGATCGCGACCGCGACGGCGGGCTCGACGGCCCCGGAGAAGTACGTCCTGGCGAAGAGGGCCGCACCCTGGCTTGACCGTCACCATGTCTTCATCGGAACCCGTAAGGAGATCCTGCACGGGGATTTCTTCATCGATGATGCCCCGAAGAACATGGCCTCCTACCGGGAGGAGTGGCCAGACGCGAAGATCATGACCATCGGACATCCGTACAACCAGGAGTTCCGAGGTAAGATCGACCTCTTCGCGGATGACTGCTACAACACCAAGCAGGCCTGGGAGGCCATCGTCGACTACATCTTGTCGACGCCGTAGCAGAACAAGAAGGCCACCCCGGCCTTCTTCTTAGCTTACTGCTGGTACATCTCGGGGTTGGTTACAGTCGAGGGCTGGTATCCGTAGAGGTCGTTGTGGGCACGGGCTCGGGGACCGTCCCACACACCTCTCTTGGCAGCACCGACGGCCTTGCCGATCATGTGTCCGGCACCCGCTCCGACCGCAGTGTTGATGACCTTCGACTTCAGAGAGCTACCAGGCATCATGTAGCCGGCCGCACCGCCGAGCAACGCCCCGACCGACGCCTGCTTATGGCTGGCGATCTTCTCGAGCTCATCGACGAATCCTGGGATGAGGTCAGCTACGTGCATGGCGTCTCCTACTTGGAAAGGGCAGCGTCGAGCTTCTCGAAGATCGACAGAGCCTGGTCGTCTCCCCAGACGGTGTTGACGAACCCGCTGACCTTGACGGCCCAGGACTTCAGCTCGTCCGTCCACACAGCCTGGATCTGGTTGGGGTTCTTGAAGACAGAGAGGAAGACATCACCCATCTTCTCCTCGAACTCCCCAGACTTCTCGGGAGCGTAGGGTGCCCGCGGGAAGAAGTGGAAGATATAGTCATCGCCCCGCTTGCCGATCTCTCCGTGGAAGAACTTGCTTGCCACCTGGGAGAACTCGACCAGTGCGTAGGACTGAGGCTTCCCCGGTTCGACAGCCTCACCAGCAGAAAGCGGCTTACCCTCACGACCAGCCGCCATGCGCTCCACCCAGGCGTCGTACGTATCGCTCTGCGTTACGGAGTTCGTCATTCGAGCTTCTCCTCGTCCTCTTGGGGAGCGTCGAGCAAGCGAGCTCCCGATCCTGTGAAGTTACCCCCAGGAGCCAAGTCGTGCATCTCTGGGACCTTGATCTCGCCGTGCCTCATGCGGAACTGCTCGAACGCCTTGAGCGAGTCCTTCAGAGCCGAGTCGGAGGACGAGAGCTGCTCGTCGACCATGACCGCGGAGCGAGCGATGGTAGCCATCGCCTTGGTCTTCTCACCAGAAAGTGGCTGCGCCTTCCATTGCATGAAGTCGAAGAACAGCCCTTCCTGCATGACGCGAAGCATCGACTTGGAGTCGATGTTCTGCTGGAAACCTAGCTTGTGGAGGGCGAGCGACGGACCAACCTGAGCGACGGCCACGGCGTCCTCCTTGGCCTCGTGGTTGTTCTCGTAGAGCAGGGCCCAGTCCTCGACCCTGAGAAGCTCGACCTTCCAGTAGTAGTGGTGGTAGCGCTCGATGGCTGCCGCACTGAGGTGCATAGACAGGCGAGAGTTCACCTTCTTGGCGATCTCCTTCTCGGGGAGACGACCCAGCAGGAGCTTCTCGATCATCGGGCGAACCCGAAGGTTGATGATGAGATTGCTGGCTTCCTGCTCCGCCTTCTCGGAGAAGAACAGCCCGTAGATCCCCTCATTGCGTAGGTACCTGGAGGAGGGCCGGTGGTACTTGTCGGTCGTACGAAACCCGGCCGGCATCCTCGAGTACAGGTCTGCCCTGAGCCACGAGACGTAGTCAGGACGAGGGCGCGGCCAACCCATCTGCTCGATGACGGACGCGACCCAGTTGTCGTCTCCGGCGCTCTGGTGAGCGGACACCATCAACGACTTGATGAAATTTTCAGAAGGATGACGGATCACGAACTACCTGCCGTCTCCGGTGGGACAATCACGATACCCCATTTCCACATCATTTCATGAGGAGGAGCCATCGCGCGATCCCACCACCTAGCGTTCATCTCGGCATGGGAGATGACCCGCCAGTTGCCGGGGGTATTTGGGTCCATGAGCTCGACCCGCTTCTCGTCCGCCGAGACAAGCACCACGTAGTGGCCCTTGCCTGGGTGGTTGAAGCTCTGGATGTCGCAGATGATGGGCAAGCCCTGATCGAGCAAGAACTTCGCCTGCTCGATAGACTCGAACGAGTACTCGAACGCCAGGAAGCCCAGCTTCCGAGCGGCTGCCGCAATCTGGTCGGTCTCGGCACCCCTACCGGGCCTGGCCCCGACAAGCTCGATGGCCGCGATCTCGGGGATGCGAACCCCGTGATGAGCAACCACTGCCTTGAGGCATGAGCCGGAGCAGGACCACTGAGTCTTCTGCTGGTAGGGCACGACCTCTGCGGTCTTCTCAAGCTCGTCAGAGAACCCATCGAGAAGGTTGTTGAGGTGGGCCGTCTTGACTCCCAACGCCTTACGGATGAGGTGCTTGGCTCCCAGGATCGTCTCGGTGGTGCCTGGTAGCGGGATGGCCGCCCCGCCGATGATCTCTGGGTTCTCCGAGAGGGTTTTCACCGCACGGTCGGCCTTGGTCTGGCTGTACACGGCCCTCTCGACCGGGTTCTTCATCACCGGCAGCACCATCTTCGGGGTGCCGGGGATCGGGGTCATGCCGAAGTTGATGGCCTCCCCAAGAACTCGATGGACGCCACCAGCCCGAAGCCCGCGCTCGATGGGCTGGTTGACGTAACGCGTGAGGCCGCCGGTGACGGCCTTCTGAACCCCCTGGCTCTTGGAGGCCCCCACAAAAGGACGAGAGGCCAGGCCGGCAAGCCGGCCCAGGATCTCACCACCTGCGAGCTTCTCCCGATCCGTCATGGTCTCAGGCAGTCTGCTTCTGGCGAAGCAGTTTGAGCCCCTCGATGACCTCCTCGACACCGTGCATCGCCCGCTCGACCGCACCCTCGTCGACCGACTTCAGGCCGAGGCGCGCAGCGACCAGCATCTCAGCGAGACGCATCGCGGTCTGATCGAGGTCGGGAAGGTACTTCGAGAAGGTGTTGATGTTCTCGGGGTTCAGGAAGTTCGTGGCCAGCACCTTGTCGGCGGTGTCGGCATCATCGAGGACCGACGCCTCCTTCACCAGGTTCTTCCGCAGGTGGTAGGGGAAGTTGGCGATCTCGGGCATCGCCTTCTTGACCATCGCGGTGTGCAGCGAGGCGACGGGAACGATGGTACGAAGGCCGGCGATCTTCACCGGCTCGTTGCTCCTCCGCTCCTCCGCGACCTTGAGCACTCCCTCGGCGACGGCAGGCTCGAGACCCATCGAGACGAGCAGGAAGGTCGCCTCGGCCATCTTCAGGAACGACTTCTTGTCCCGGGCCACCTTGGCCAGCGGCATACCGTCCATGTGGAACTCGCCCTTGCCGGTCGATCCCACTTCGACAGTGCTCGGCACCTTCTGCGCCTCGCTGATGTTGTCGCTATCCTCGGTGGACGCGAGCATCACCAACTTGCCCAGTGGCAGCCACTGCGCTTCGGCAGGAACCGCGTACTGACCCTCCCCCATCTCCTGGACAGCCTGAAGACCGGGGGTCAGCACCAGGACGACCTCCTGCCCAAAGGCATCCGAGGCGTGGAGCTCGAAGGTGCCGTCGGGTCCCTGGGAGGAGTTCTGCACCGTCATCGGCGGCAGTGCTCGGAACGCCGATGGATTCTCAGGAGAAGCGAAGATGACCGCGCCATCGCCCTGAGCCTGGTGAACAGGACCAGCCGGAGGAGCTCCCTGATCAGGAAGGCGAGTTCCAGCGATGTCGTCCTGAACCGAGTACCCCTTCGGACCTGCGAAGAGGAACAGCTCGAGCGGCTGCATCTTGAGATCGATGATCGGCAGCACGTGACCGACCATCTCCTGGTTGTCTTCCGCGTTCAGCGCCTTGTACAGGCCTGGCTCCTTCACGTGGGTCATCCCACCCGAGACGGTCGTGGCCTTCGCCTTCTCTGCCCCGAAGGTGGCGGCCTGACCAGGCTGCATCTTCGAGAGGTCCTGACCAGCCATCGCGTTGGCGTCGGCGGGTGGGACCTGCATAGCCTGGGGAGCGAACGCCTCTGCGTTGGCCCACTTCACCGTGAAGGCCCCCGAGGCCAGCTTCTCGAACTGGACGACGGAGGGCTTGATGGAAGCCAGGAGAGCCTCGGCGGTCTTCTCGACGGTCGTACGGGGCGCCCCAAGGATACCGAAGGCCAGCTTCTTGAAGGCATCGTTGCGAGACGTCTGGAGGGTGAGTGCCGTGTCCTCCGTGAGCTGGTTCAGGAAGTCGCTGGCCTGCTTCTCCGAGATGGTGGAGGCGATCTCTCGTACCAACGAGCCTCCGACCGCGGCCTCCTTCCCAGTGAAGTCGTAGGAGTTGGCAGCGGCCTCGGCCTTCATGCGCGCAATGGCCGACCTGCGGCCAGCCTCAGCGTCGCTGGCGTACTTGCCGATCATGTCCGACCCGACCGATCCCATGCCGTGGTTGGTACGGAACGGGGGGTAGAGCTGGTCCATCATGCTCTTGTCCGAGGGCTTCCTCTCGGAGAGCTCGAACGTCTCCGTGCGGAAGAGCTTCTCCCGAAGACGGGACTCGGTCAGCGGGAAGACGCCCTCCCCATCCATGAAGGTATCGAGCGGGGCCATGAGCCGATCCTTGACGATGATCGGGATGCGGACCCTCGGCAGCTTCTCCTGCTCCATGTCCGGTGCCTGGGAACGGCTGGCAACCTCGACCGAACCCATCGCGTATCCGCGCTGGGGCTCGACACGATCCAACAGCACGTTCACGGCGTAGTCGCCGAGGTAGGGGAGCTGCTTGTAGATCTCTCCGGCGATCTCTCTCTGCCAGTTGTCCGGCGTCTCGGAGAGCCGAACCGGCATGGCGATCTTCTCGAAGGTGAGCTTGTTCTTGCGGTCGTGGTCGAGAAAGAGGTTCATGGTCAAGCCTTCACCTTGGTGCTCATATACTGAGGGATGGGGAGAATGCCCTTGACTGCGGGAGATCCCGGCAGCCCGTTCAACAGGGCCCAGACGGCGTTCAAGAAGGCGACGATCGTGGGATGCGCCACCATGACAGGGAAGAGGGAGTCTCCGAGCTTCACCACAGACCCGTCCAGGGCTGCAAAACCCTGAAGGTCGAGCGTGGCGGTCCCTCCCTTGACGTGCGCCGAGGCCCCAGTAGCGCTCAACGCTGCCTGGGTCTCGAACGTCATCGCTTGGGTGGAGGTGACCGTCATCTGCTCCCGGATCCTGGCGGTGAGGCTACCGGTCACATCCAAGATGAAATCATCTTGGACTTGCCATTCGACCGTGCCGGTCTTCGAGACAGTGAGGCGGGTCTTGACAGAACCCCCGCCTCTATCGCGAGTTACCAGGCTGAGGATAGTGGCGTCTCCCTCACCATGGGAACCGATTTTCAGGACGGCGATAGGGTTGGTGATGGGATCGTCTGCGAACTCGTGGCAAGACAACG